CTCAAATCCTTTAGGATTAAGAGTACCTGCAATATGAGTTACCAATTGCATAAAGAGTTTAGCATTAGAAGGAGCTGTACGTTTACCTCCATTTGGTTGATCATACACCTTATCATCAGTATCATCTTTGTTAGTATGATCAGGAATAAATATTCTTTCTTTATGATCACCTTCTTCAGAAGTAAAATTAAGATCCATTGCTTTCCATTTTTTTACCATCTTTTTCACCGGTAATAAGTTCAGCGCCATCCCATTTTACTTCAGTAATTGTATAAGGTTTAAGATGTTTAGTAGTGTTTGCAGATACTTGAGTTGTTGCTAAATAACCAAAATTAAATTCGCTCATATTATTTAAATATTAAAGTTGAAAAATTGATGAAGAAACTTCTTCTACATTTGCATCTTTATCATCTATTAAATCTTGTAAATCTACGTCTATATCTTCGTTAGTCTGTTCTTCAATTTCTTCCAAAGAATCAGATTCTATTACATTATCTTTACTTACTAAAGAAAAGATTCCTTCTCTAGTTTGATGAGGAACAATAGCAAATTCTGTACCATATTTAGCTAATTCGTCATGTTTGGAACCACGACAAGCGACTGTCAAAGACTTAGTAATCTTGTTACCTCCCTTAGTACCAAAGTGCTCATCAGTTCCTATAACTGGACAGATATTTTTACCATTCTTCTCATATTTAACATCAAGTCTAGCATCAGGACTAAGTTGCATCAAGTCATATGCTGCTTGATTTATACAATATTTGTTTTCTTCTAGGACTAATGTAGGATCAGTTGATTCTACTTTTTTGGATTTTGTAGTTTTCTTTTTAACTTCTGTAACTTCAATATTATTTTTAGAAATCTGTCTAGAGATACATTTTGTAGTTAGTTCTCCAGTTTCAGTGTCAACAGTACATTGATATTTAAGAGTTATTGTAAACTCTTCTATAATAGGTTCCATTATTCACCTTCGTTATATTGTTCAATTACTTTAAGAATCTCAGCAACATCATTGTCTATTAATTTATCTTCAAACATTCCAAGAGGAGTTTTAGCTACATGTTCTCCATCAGCATTTGTTAAGAACTTATATTCCATTCCATTATCACCATTAATGGCTAATGCATGAAATACATAGGTAAACAAACCTTCGGGAGTAATTTTCTCATTAACCATCTTTCCAATCGTTTTAAGAGTGTATTTGGGATTCATTGCATCACCAACATTCTCACTGTGACTGGTAAAAATAAGTTTAATGTCGTCTCGAATAACATCTGCTACTCTAAGAAGATCGGTAAAATCACCTCCAATCTCTGAAAACTTCTGAAAACCTGTTTCTTTACGTCTATCCATGAACTCAAAGCTCATTGTATATTGCAAATCCGTGCATACCTTATATCTTTCGATATAAGCCCGACTATATCTTAATTTAGATTGTATCAACAATATAATCATTACATGAAAACGATCCGTTATATTTTTTTAACCACTGATTAACAGCAGATTTAGACACATTTAAATATTCAGCAATTTCTTTTTGTTCTATTACCCGAATTACTTCTTCTCCGTTTTTTGTAATTTTATATTTAAATGGTGATTCGTATTCAGAAATATTTATTTTATCAGTTAATGCCCAAAAGAATCTCTTATATTCAGTTTTATTTTTTATTGCATTATCTAATGCTCTATGACTATTCTTATTGAAGAACTGAAGTACTTGTTTTTTACTTTCAAATTCTTTTAAAAAATTTCCATATAAATCAAACTGATATATTTTAATTCCAATATATTCTTTCTTATAAGAATCTATTTTTTCTTCTTCTGTTTTATACTTCCATATATAACCACATGCAGATTTAGAATTTCCACTTAGTACACTACCTATATTAGTAGGTGTTCCATTTAATTCAGCGGCAGCTTCAGTAACTGAATCAAAATCTTTGTATTTAGTACCATCTAAATTAAACGCGGTTACTGGTTTTTTATGGGCATTTCCTGCTCTTGTAATAGAATCAATACTTCTCTTTTCTTTAGTTATTACACCTCTTCCTCCTTTATCAATATTCATTAATTTATGACCAAGATTTTTATAATAGCTAATCCAGTATTGTTCTCTATTTTCCCATTCTTCTTCTGAACATTCATCTATTTTCTCTATAATAACAGTGCCTTCTTTTTTATATACAGAATACATCCATTTATGAACAGGTAATCCTCTTCTTTCTGGATGATTAGCACAGTATTTATGTTGAGAAAATCTTCTTTCTAATTTTTGAGTAGTTACTCCTACATAACGAATTTCGTTTGGCGATATGTCCGATTTAAGAACATAAAATGAATAATTATTTTGTTGCATATTGAAATAAATTAGGTTTAATAATTTATTCCAAATATATTCTAAATTTCCCGCATTTCAAAATCAAGAAATAAACATTTATTTTTTAATTCTTACTCCATAAAGGATAGTCTGTGAACCTTATTCTGTTTCGCCATACAGAATCTTGGATGCTGATTGTCCAATCCAACTAATTTTTAAACATTCAAACTTGACATTACTGTCTATTTTGTAGTTTAGTTGGCTCTAAGGAGTTCCCAGCAGTTAACGGGATTTAAGCTCGACAATTTTGTCTATCGAGCACAATATTCTTTATCTCAGGACGTTTTGAGCTAACATACTTAATAATAGTAACTACATTAGAAGACTTAGCAGTCTGATACCAATTGCCATCTGGATTTGATTTAGGATCCCATTTAGTATAATTCTTCTTCCATCCTCTCCAAGGAAGAGGTTTAGAAGTTGTAGAAATTATAAAAGTTTCTTTTGGATTAAGGTTACGTAAGCTCGTGCTTTT